CCTGAGAATTTAAAAGACGGGGAAATCCCGCCAGAACTGAGGCAGTGGAATGAGTGAGAACCAAGCAATCCTTTTCCTGGTGTTAGCTGGCACAGGGCTCTGGCTGTTCGCCTATTGGTGGATTGACTAATGGCACAGAATCAAAGGGTCAAAGAAGTTTCCACTGGATATACGCCCAGGCCATTACAACAAATCTTGCATACCTCGTTCAAACGATTTAATGTCATCGTGTGTCATCGTCGTTTCGGGAAAACTCATCTTGCGTTGAATGAAATGATCGATAAGGCATTTCGGAATTCCAAGAAGAATCCCCAATATGCGTATATCGCGCCGACGTATGGCCAGGCCAAGAGGGTGGCGTGGGACTTGCTCAAGGATTATCTGAAGGCAATCCCTGGGGTAACAGTCAATGAAGCTGATCTACGGATCGACATTGCTCGTCCTAGCACAGGGGATCGCTTACGATTCCTCCTTCTCGGCGCCGAGAATCCTGGCGCTGTCCGTGGTATTTATCTTGATGGCGCAGTCCTCGACGAATACGCCGAAATGAACCCGGAGATCTTTAACCTGGTGGTCCGTCCCGCGCTGTCTGATCGGCTGGGGTGGGCACTCTTTATCGGCACACCGAAGGGGCAGAACCAGTTTTACGATATGTATAATTATGCACTTCATGGGCATCCAGAGAAGGGCATCCCGCATGACCCCGAGTGGTTTGGCGCGATCTATCGTGCTTCGGAGACGGGACTGATCCCGGTGCCCGAACTGGAGTCGGCGCGGGCACTGATGAGCCCTGAGGAGTACGAACAGGAATTCGAGTGCAGCTTCACGGCGGCACTGGTCGGAGCGTACTACGGCAAGGAAATGGAAAAAGCGGAACAAACAGGGCGCGTGCTCGATCTTGAATATGATCCGTCAATGCCCGTGACCACCTACTGGGATCTGGGGATGGACGACGCGATGACCGTGTGGTTCGTGCAGAACCTGCGCGGGCGCGAGATTCGGATTCTGGAGTACATGGAAGAGACGGGCATGGGATTCCCGTGGTGGTCCAAGCAGCTTCAGGACAAGGGATACGTCTACGACGCCCACATCCTGCCACACGATGGTGCGGTGCGCGAAATCGGCACTGGCGTTTCTCGACTGGAGACTCTTCAAAAGCTCCAGCGTGGAATCAAGATTCGGATCGCCCCGAAGCAGGATCTCATGGACGGAATCAACGCTTCACGATTACTCTTGGCAAAGTGCTACTTCGACCGGGTAAAGTGTGCTCGTGGGATCAAAGCGATGAAATCCTACGAACGGGCTTGGGATTCCAAGAACAAGGTTTTCCAGTCTCGCCCGAAACACAACTGGGCATCGCACGGGGCCGACGCATTCCGGACCATGGCAACCTCACTGGAGGAAAGCCAGTTCGAGCGCGACGACCGCAGAAATCGCTGGGCGGATCGGCAAACCATCTCCGACTTTGATGTCGTGTAGAGGAGTGACATGGGGAAGAGTAAATCAAATACCGGGATCAAGATTCTCGATGACACCGTCGATGGCGTTACAAACACCGTCTCGGGTGCTGCAAAGAACATCGAACGGAACGGTTCGAGCATTTTACAGAACACCGCCACGGCGATCTCCACGGGGAACTTCAACAACTTTGACCGGACTCTTCTCGACATCGGAGCAGCTGTCTTTACCGGCGGCGCTTCGCTCATGGCGAACCCGGACGACGTCACCAATGTCACCGGAAAAGAAACCGGCATTGAACGCGCGACGAAGGAAGCGGCCAACGCTTTAAACGATGAAGCACGCCAGGCAAAAGCTGCCGAAGAGCAACGCACGATGGACGGAATTGCCTCTGTTATTTCTGGAAACGTCGGAGCACGGATGCGTTCTCCTGGACGCGAATCGACGCTGCTCACCGTCGGCGGGGGCGCTCGCCGTAACACTCTTCTCTCCCTGATGGGGTCGTAATGGCAGCAAAGAAAAAATTCGTCGGGATGACGTTTTCCCAGATCGAAAAGAAAACGCAGACTTTAAAAACGGACCGCAGCAACTGGGAAACTCACTGGCAAGAATTGGCGGATCACATCCACCCGCGCCGCGCCTCTGTGATTTCCAAGAAAGCAGACGGAGCCCGTCGGAATTTTCATCTGCTCGATAACTCCGGGGTGCATTCCAATGAAGTGCTTGCCGGAGCTTTGCACAGCTTTCTGACCAACCCGAACGGGGAATTCTTCGGAATGACCACCGGGGACATGAACATCGATAATCAGGACGACGTGCGCCGCTGGATTCAAGGCACGGTCCGCTCGATGCACAACGTGCTGTCGAACTCAAACTTCCAAACGGAAGTCCACGAGTACTACCTGGATTTGCCATCGATCTGTACCTCCAACATGCTGATGGAAGGCGACGAAGACAACATCGTGCGCTTCTCTACGAAGTTCATCGGCGAGTACATGATTGACGAGAATCGCTTCGGCGAAGTCGATCAGATTTACCTGGAGTGGGACGCTCGCCCGGCAGAACTCTTTGACCAATTCGGCGAAGAGAATTTGCCCGACAAAGTGAAAGACGCATTTAAAAAGAACCCGGAAGAAAAGTTCTGTGTCATCCACGGAGTGTATCCGGAAGCTCTGATCAAATCGGGCGGGAACGCCAAGAAGTACCTCCAGCAGTACTGGATCAAGAGCGAAAAATTCGAGATCGTTTCCGCACAGGCGACGTTCACCACCTTCCCCTACCTGGTGTCCCGCTGGGGCAAAGCCTCGGGCGAACGCTGGGGTCGTGGGCCGGGAATGAACGCTCTCCCGGAACTTAAAGTTTTAAACAAAATGAACGAGACGATGCTGATCGGCGCCCAGAAAATGGTCGATCCGCCCGTTCAAATGGAAGACGATGGTGTCATCCTTCCGCTGATCACACGCCCCGGTGGTGTGAACTTCCGTCGTCCTGGGTCGGCAGAGATCCGTCCGATCTTCGCCAACACCAATATCGAATTCGGCTACCAGGCTTTACAGGATCGCCGTCAGCGCGTGCGCGATGCCTTCTTCATCGACAAGCTCCAGCTTCAACAGCAAGGGCCTGAGATGACCGCCACGGAAGTCTTGCAACGCACGGAAGATTCCATGCGTCTGTTGGGTCCGATGCTGGGCCGTATGCAGAACGAATTCTTAAAGCCGCTCATCAACCGTCTGTACGATTTGATGGATCGCCGTGGGATGATCGAAACACCCCCGCAGGTTCTTCAAGGCCGCAACCTGATCGTGCGTTACAGCTCGGTCATTGCGCGCAGCCAGCGTGCTTCGGAAGGGAAAGCCATCATGAGCACCTTCCAGAACCTGGCACCTTTCATCCAACTGGACCCCTCTGTTGCGGACAACTTCGACGGCGATGCAGCCGCTCGCGTGATGTCTGCGATTTACGGGCCTCCGGCTGAGATTATGCGTGACATGAAATCTGTGGCTGCTATTCGGAAACAGCGCGCGGATGCGCAGGCAGCACAGGCAAAAATGCAGCAAGACGCCATTACGGCGACAGAAGGCGCTGCCATCATGCAAGCTGGGCAGCAGAACGGATAGTGCTTGGACAAAGAACAATTAGAACGCGATAAACGACGGGCGGAAAAAGCTGCCGCCCGGGTGAAGGCCTACCAAAAAGTCTTCGGAACCCCCCATGGGAAAAAGGTTCTCGGAGATCTCATGCGTGTGCATGGGGTTATGACTTCACACCCCGCAGACTCCCAGGCCATGGCGCTCAAAGAGGGCGAACGGCTGGTGGTTTTGCGCATTCTTCAGATCATACAAACGAACCCCGCTAAATTTTTAGAAAGGATTGCCGATGCTGAATCTGCTGAATAGACTTTTTGGAACTGCTGCCTTCTTAATGGAAGGTGAACCTGGAGGTACTGGTGGAAGTGGAGCGCCGAGCCTTATTCCTGCATCTGACCCAGGGGGCGGGGCTCCGTCCGGTGGCGGAGATGGAGGTTCTGGAGGCGATCCAACTGGAGGTAAACCCCCCGGAGATGCTGGTGCTGGTAACCCTCCCGGTGGGAATGCCCCTGCCGATTGGAAATCCACGCTTCCTAAAGAGTTACAAGACAATGAAACTCTCAAACGCTTCAAGTCGCCCACTGATGTGGCCGCCGCTTACATCAATGCTCAAAAACTGATCTCTGGCGACAAGATGCCGGTCCCGAACAAGGACTGGACCGATTCCGACTGGCAGAACTTCCACAAGAAAGCGGGCCTTCCGGAGTCTGTCGACAAGTACGAAGTGAAGTTCAAAGATGGTGTTGCCATCGAGCCGGATTTTGTAAAGCAGTTCAAAGAGAACGCGCACAAAGCAGGGATTCTTCCGAAGCAAGCCCAACATCTGGCGGAATGGTTCTCCGATATCACAAAATCGTCGGAATCAGAGATGATTGCTCAGCAAAAAAAGCAGTTCGACACGGGAGTGGCGGAACTTCGTAACGAGTGGGGCAATGCCTTTGACTTGAACATCGCCCGCGCCAACAAGCTCATCAAAGAACTGGGAGCCGTCGATCATTTTCAAAAAAATGGCTACGGTTCGGACCCGATCTTGATGAAACACTTGGCGAACCTGGCGAAGGAAAAATACAAGGACGCCTCCATCGTCGAAGGTCATCAGAATGGTGCCGGCGCTGCCCGTACTCCTGGAGAAATCGACGCAGAAATCGGACGTATGCAGATGGACCCGGCGTACAACTCGAATTCGCACCCTGGACATAAGGCTGCGGTCGAAAAGATGAGTGCGCTGCATCAAGAAAAATTTGCTGCGAAAAAATTGACATAATAGAAAAGATCGTGAACCATCGGGGGTAAGGACAACCTGGATTCGTCCAGCCCCCCGCACGCCCCTCCGAGCCACGCCGGAGAATGACCTGGCCCCGCTTCAAGCGGACATCCCAGACCAAGCTCAAAAATTAAACGGCACAATTTAACTTTGATCCCATCGGAGGGTTCATGTCTCAGTTTATCACAGAGGCATTTGTCGCACAGTTCAACTCGAACGTGATGCATTTGTCGCAACAACAAGGTTCGCGCTTGGAGCGCACTGTCCAGAAGGAAACGATCAAAGGTAAGATCGCTTACTTCGACCGCATCGGCCAAGTCGCTGCGATCAAAAAGACAGGTCGCCACTCCAGCACCCCTCAACTCGACACGCCCCACAGCCGTCGCGCGGTTACGCTCGATGACTATCAATGGGCGGACATGATCGACGAAGAGGATAAAATCCGTTTGTTGATCGATCCTACGTCTGACTACGCCATCGAAGCTGCTTGGGCTTTCGGTCGCGCAAAAGACGACGTCATCATCGCCGCTGCCTTGGGCAACGCTGCGACTGGCGAATCGGGTCAAACCAACGTCGCTCTCCCGAGCACCCAACGTCGCGCTGCGACCGACGGAACGGCTCACTCCAACTTGAACATTCTCACGCTTCGCCGTGTGAAGGTCATGATGGATTCCAAAGAAGTTCCCGAGAAACGCTACATGGCAGTCACGTCTTCGCAGATCGACTCGCTGTTGAGCACCACTCAGGTGACGTCTTCGGATTTCAACACTGTCAAGGCGTTGGTCCAAGGTGATGTGTCCCAGTTCATGGGCTTCGAGTTCATCCGCACGGAACGTCTTCCGGTCGCTCCCGCTGGCTCTTCGGCCAACGATGCAACGGGTGTTGTTGGTTCGGGTACCTCGGTCACTGGCTACCGTCAGTGCTTCGCATACACCCCTTCCGCCATCAAGATGGCAGTGGGCGCGGATTTCATGACCCGCATCGATCCTCGTCCCGACAAGTCCTACGCCACCCAGGTGTACGCTCGTATGTCCATCGGCGCTGTCCGTATGGAAGAAGAGCAAGTTGTCGAAGTCCTCTGCAAAGAATCTTAATTTTAACGGCGCTGGGGTAAAACCTGGCGCCAAACTTTTGGAGTAATAAATGGCAACTTTTTACGCTGACAATTACAAAAAAGCGTATGTAGACAAGCCCTCCTCGAAAATCCCCACTGGGGAAGTTTCGGGCGAGATCAAGTTTGCTTACGATGAAATCACCCTGGGTCAAGCAATCATCGCAGTGAACGATGTCATCAAGACTTCGTTGCGTGTGACCAAAGGTGCAAAAGTCATCAACGCTGGCATCCTCATTCCCGCCTCGTTGGGCACCACGGGCATGTTTACCCTCGGTCGCGCAGCCAGTTCGCTGAATGTGGCTGATCCGGATTCATTGGTCGGAACGGCTGATGCAGGCGGACAAGCTGCATTGGCAATCTCGACCGCTGCCGCAGTTGACTTGCTGAAGGACATTGAGGAAGATGAACTGATGTTCGATCTGACTTGTACCGAAGCAACAACCGCTGCAACTGGCTTAAAAGTCAAGGTGTGGCTGGAATGGTGTGACGTTTAAGGAGTAACAAATGGCGACGAGTGAAGTTGCAATTTGCAATAGCGCCATCGCCAAGATCGGTGGGGAGCGACTTGTCGCCCTCACTGACCAATCCGTTCGTGGGCGTTTGTTCAACGAACAGTATTCCAAGATCCGCGACGAACTTCTGTACGCGCACCCCTGGAAATTTGCGATCAAGCGGAATCAACCCGCTCAGATCGTGGAAGCTCCGGGGTCTCTTTACGAATCCCGTTACCAACTCCCTGCTGACTGCCTTCGGGTTCTTTCCGTCAGCGATTATTCTGATGTGTCCTGGACTGTAGAAAACGGATACCTGATTACCAATCAATCAGATCCGGTCATCTACTACGTTGCCAAGATCATCGACGTTTCTAAATTTACACCTGGATTTTCGGAGACGCTGTCAGCAAAACTCGCTGCCGATCTCTGCTATTCGCTCGTCCAGAGTGTGACCCTTCGCCAGCAATTGATCCAGGAGTACGAAAAACAACTCCGGGTAGTTCGTTCGTACAACGCTCAAGAGATGAGCCCTCCCCGCGTCGTTGCCGACAACTGGCTGCGTTCATGGCTTGGCGGTGCGTGTGACTACGGCGGAGATGACCCAAGTAGGCTGGGATGAAATTTAATTTTCCGATAAACAATTTCTCTTCGGGGGAATGGTCTCCTCGTATGCTGGCACGGACTGACACTGATCAGTACGCTCGCTCATGCGAAGAGATGACCAACATGATCACCCAGATGACGGGTGGCGCGGCTTTTCGCGCAGGCACAGCATCCCGAGATGTTTTAGATTCGGCAACACAGACGTACATGAACGCCCGCGCGTTGGATGCCGCCTTTGGCGGATTCAAGATGCTCTCTTATCGTCCCTACGATTCGGTCCGTAACACCCTCCTGCTCATTATGCCTGGCAGCTGGGTTACTCTTCCCTCCGGAACCGCTGTCAGTGCGAGTGCTGACGTGATTGCCGACATGAACACCTGGGACCCGCAGCGCACTCAGTTCACAATGCTGGGCGACCTGATGGTTCTCGTGGATCTAAACGGCGGACACAAGACCAAGGTGTTTTACTACGACACCGTTGGATTTGTTTACCGCGTGAAGAACATCGACAACGAGTACATCACGAACAAACCCTGGCAGACAGTGCCCTGGGATAAAGTTCAGGCGTTGGATTCGTCCGTGACACTTTCGCTCGCGGCCACTTCGGGAACGACCACGCTGACGGCGTCTGCTTCGTACTTCACGGGCAACATGGTCGGAACCTATTTCCGATTCGCCAACGGTGCCAACCCCTCTGGAGTGGGCCGATTGACGGGTGTCACCAACGGAACGACCGCTACCATTTCTCTTTTGCAAGCGGCTCCGAATGCCGGATTCCAGTATGGAGCGACAGCGAATGCTGGCAGCTTCTGGCAGACTTCCGCCTGGAGCAACGCCAACGGATATCCGCGCACATGCACATCTTTCCAAGGTCGCCTGATTTTCGGCGGCAGCCCCGCTAAGCCCGACACCCTTTGGGGTTCGCGGATCTCCAATTATTTTATGTTCGAGGAAATTCCGGAGCCGAACACGACAGGCCCATTGGGTTTTGCCAACTCGGCGTATGCTGCGGATAACTCGCGTGCGTTTACGCTGACGCCGAACTCTCAGGAAGCTTCGAATATCGTAGCACTTTCGGCGTCGAAAACTTTGACGGTCAACACAGACCGCTCGGAGATTGTTGCCTACGGATCTAATGGTGCCCTTGGCCCCATTAACGTGGTGTTCGAATCGTCCACTTCGTTTGGTGCCAAGGGTGTTCAGCCTGTTCGCGTGAACAACTATCTGACTTTCGTCCAGGGCAACGGTCGCAAAATTCGCGATTTGATTTTCAGCTTTGACGAGAACCAGTACAAGTCCACCGATCTGGCGTTTGTCGTCGATCACTTCTTCATGGACA